ATCTCAACAAGACCCATTCCGTAGGTTTGGTCAGCTCTACGATAAAAATCAATCTTAAAGAAAGGACGACGGCCAGACTTATTCATCCGGCGTAAATATGTGGCGCGGAGCAATTCACCTGTGCGTTCATGAACCCACATGACTATATTGGAGTTAACGCCATTCCCGTCAACATCCATTTTATAATGGGCTTCTAGGATTTGGTATTTATCTAAATCGGCAGAGGTATCTAAAGAAACGATACCGCTATGCTCAGCTCGCATCTGCTTAATATTAGATGCACCTGATCCTCCAACTGGGTTATCTCCAGAGGCAATTACTCTGCGGACAGGATCTTCTTCAAAAATAGATTGATCTACCAAGGTCCAAAGTTTACTAGCATTAAGCCAATCGCGGTGAATAACCTTATCTGCAATTTGTGGGTCGCCTTTACCACCAATAATGGCAAGGTCTTCGGGGCGAATGTCATTAGTGGTCGGGCCGGTGAAGACCATCTTATTGACCTTCTTTTCGACCTCTTTCATTTTCTGTACAGGCTTAGGTACCGTAGTGCCATCCGGTTGTGGGATGTGCTCGATGGTATTCACAGGTTCCATCGTTACATCCATATAAGATTCAAATTCAGTATTCCATCCAGCTTTAAGAATTCCACAACCAGTGGTAACCCAATCCCAAAGCCATCTATCGACAACTTCTTCTATACCGCAATAGTAATTGAGCCAATCTTTTAGTGTGTATTGCATCAGAGCGGTAATGCCTTGAACTCTATTTACATAAGCTTCAGTGCGAGGTTTGATGGAGAAATAAGGATCAATACCAAGTAGGGCTTGGAGGAACCTTGCATGCAGGGCTTTACATACAGTAAAGACCATTGGAAGGTGCAACGTGCTAGATCCTGCGAAGGGGCCTTCAGAATTAGACTCGACAAATTCGTCCCAATCTCGCAGATAAGTTTCCTGCTTATCTAGCCATTCCTGACGCTGGGAGTTTGCCAAGTGCCAATCTTTGACCACCATTTGACCTGCGCCCATATCACGTAGCTTGGCTGTAAGCTTAGTAACTACTTGATCCCGCAGTGATACTTCCGCATCGGGGATCTTAGTACGCTTTTTATCTAAAACTGCTCGGTCGTCTTGTCTATGAGCTGCTCCCATGGGCTGCCCAGACTTGTTCTTGGGGTTCATATCAGACATGTCTTATTATATCCTATTCTATCTTTTGTAATATTTACGGTAGCCCATACTAAGGATCTTAGGGGCTTTGCCCTTATCTTTAATGCCATAGGACTCTAGGCTACCACTGCTTTTATAAATACGAGACTTGGACTTATTGAAGGTGAGGTTAAGGGCCAAAGCATATTTAAGACACGCTAAGTAGTCCTTATTAGCGATGTCTAGCTTCTGCTTATATTCATCCATGTTCTTGTATTTCATCCAAGAGACATTTTCACAGTCTGAAATAATCCCAGTGTTGCCCCGCACTATGCGTAACTTAGGCAATTTATCCCCAAAGTTATTAACCTGCTCGGGGATCTTAAGAACATCTTGAATACGGGCGATGAAGTCAGCATCATTCTTTTCATCCCAAGTAGTGGCACGGCATCGTACCCCCTCTTCATTTAAAATCTGAATAAACGATTTAAATCCTTCTCCGCCAGTTCCTTCAGAAGAACCAAGTGAATCGCAAGTGATATCTACAACCCTATACCCTTCATACCACTTCTTCAATTCCCTACCGAATTCCCTGGCAACCATCTTAAGCCTAAGTTCTTTGAGATAGTAGAAGTAACCATCCTGATCAACTCCAAGCATGATTGCAACGTGAGGCTTACTGGGGTGGGGGTCGATTGCAACTACAACGGAATTATGTGTTGGCCATGGTTCGGTTAATTCTGTTACATGGACAGCTTGATTGAATAAGTGTGCTAGTGCTAATCCTTCAAGATCGAAGAATTCCCCATGTAATCTAATTCGTCTTTCTTTCTCAGACAGAACCGCACTAAACTCCTCTATATATCCAGAAGCCAAATTCTTCTCATTCACTTTGGTACCAAATCTAAAGCACTCGGTATCCTTTAATTCCCCTTTAGCCCAAGGTTCAAATATTTCTGTTCTTAGCCAAGCGGCTGCTATGGGAGTACCAATGATTAGATACCGGGCTCGGCGCTTTGCTTTTCTTCCCCCTCGTCTTAATGAGATATATACATGTCGAGGAGGGGGCTCATCTGCAACTAAAACGTCGAGTTCCAAAGATTCGAAGAGCATCGGCTCCTGGGCGTGGAACATGAAAAGAATTTCAGACCCACAATCAAACGTTATTTGCGAAACATAGTTCTTTCCACGTTTATGCAATTGCTCTGGTTTAAGAGAATACCATTTGGCGATCTCTGGTAGCCAAACATCAGCTACCTTAGAGGGATCATCCAGAAGGACAATGATACGAACTGGAACTGGGGTAAAGGTTTCTGTAACTGGATTGTATCCATGTGCTGCCCATAGGACTTCATTGACAGCTAGAGCGGTTTTGCCTGCCCCGTTACCAGAGGCGACAAAGCGGAGCGTGGCTGTAGAGTTGTGGACTTTTATCTGCCCAGCATTCGGCTTATATACATCCTGCTTAAGCCTTAAGCGGCGTCTTTTCTCCTCGATCATATCTAACATCTGGAGCTTCTGCTCCCTGCTTAGATTATCGAGATTTAGCTTATTTTTCTTCTGAGTCATCAGCTTCTTCTATGGCATCTAGTTCATTAATCTGCGTTAGAAGAAATGCATCTAATTGCTCATCTGGCAGTTTGCCAAGGCGGTGTTCGATCTCCTTAGACTCCTTGGCCTTGCCTTGGGTACGGTCTAGAATATCTCTAACTGCTGACATCGCCTTGGAAGCATCTGCTTCGCCAAGTGCAATAGAGAGACCTCTAGCTGCAGCAAGGGCGCTATACTTAGAATATAGCTCCTCCGCTGTTTTTCCAGCTTGCATATCAGCGCGAAGGGCGGGCAGTATCTCATCTTGGAAATGCTCAAATGCTACCAAATCGCTATGTAGCTTAGCTGCCCGATTTACCTCTCGAGCCCCGTGATCTCTAGATGACTTTTTTTTAGTTGGTCTCGCCATAATTCATTGTAGCACAGGGAGAAAAGAGAAATTGCGCGATCTCGTAAGTATTGATTATTATAGGGGAATTAGAGACAAAGACTTTAAATTAGGCTCCCAGCACGAAGGAGTACCAATATAGAGATACGACGCGGGTGGGCACCCACGCCCCGGTCTAATGATTTCAACTAGTTACACGCCTATGGGCATAGGACATGTCAAGCCCATTGATGCTATTGTATAGCAATACAATTGCAATGCAGTATGTATTGAATGCAGAGAGGGAGAGGTTTGAGTAACAATTACATGCATTTAGGCGGGGGTTGCTGGCAACTAAGAGGATAGTTACGATAGAACACTACATTATAGCATTATTAAAGCTTTTTAAACGTATTCGCTTTTTGCGGTACATTGTATCAGAATGTAACAGTATTGAAACTATTAAGAATTCGAAATTAATGTATTCAATATAACCAAATAACATAATTGATTAGGCTTAAATGATTTGGCATTCGCATTGCAATATTAATCAAGTAACAATTGAAAGGATATAACATTATGTCAATCGAATATAAAGGCTACTCAATTAAGTTTAACGGTGATTCTAAAGTGTATTCATTGCGCTTTAATTTAAGAACAATTGAAACATCTTCATTGTTCGAAATGCTGAATGCAATTGACCATTTTTAACAGGATTAATACTATGGAATACGCTTGTTTAATTTATTTTATAGCATTTATTTTGGCAGTATTAAAAGGAGCATTATGATATACACTTTATATCTTATTCTTGGATTATTATCCTTTGTCCCTTCAATATGCTATGCAATAATCAAATCATTAGGTGCTCATTGTGATAATAATTTCACAATTGCAACATAATTCTTTAACAATTAATTGATAAAGTTTAATTATGAGAAATCAAGGTTATTCTAAATCAATGCAGATAGAAATGTTAAAAGTAATGATTGAACGTGATTATAAGTCAATGGCTTCTTTTCAATTAACTTTTAATGTGGGTAAAGACCATGAGTATATTCGAAAATTGTATTCTCAAATAAATGAAAATAAAAAAGCTCTTGAAATAGCTTACAGGCTAATTGTCGACAATATTAACATTTTTAATTAAATAACAGGAGATAAATAACATGTTTAGCATTGAACAACTAAAACTAGCAGAGGAAATTAAACAAACTGCACTCGAAATTGAACATGCAAGTGATAAAGTCTCTGCAAAATATACCTTTATCAGCACTAAACAAATTCTCGCAGACTTACAGTCTACTGGATGGAAGGTTGATAAAGTTTCATTGAAACGTTCGGATAATGCTTTTGGTAAACATGCAATTACTTTAACTCATCCCCAATTCAGCCTATTAAGTGATGGCGCCAAACTAAACATTACTGTTATTAACTCTCACGACGGGCAAACCTCTACACAATTCTTCTTTGGGGTGTTTAGACTGGTATGCTCCAATGGTCTAATGGTTGGCTCTACTACATTTAAAACGCCTCGTATTCGTCACGTTGGCTACAGCGTTGCAAAAGTACAAGCGGCATTGACCTATATGCAAAATCATGCCCATTTAGTAAACAACCATGTTAAGGCTATGGAACAAACCAAACTAAGTGAATTGGAGATTGTTAATCTCGCTCGGGAGTCTCTCACTGCACGCGGGTTAGCTAATGATATAGAGATTGACTTGAAACAATTAACTAAGGTGCGGCGTTCTCAGGACGCTGATAATTCATTGTGGAATGTTTATAACCGTATTCAGGAAACATTAGTTAATGGGTTATTTGAAACAGTCTCTTATGTAGACGAAACTCGAGGAACTACTACATTTAAACGGAAAGTGTTTAAAAAAGCGCGTGCTCTTAAATCAATTGATGCATCTCTGAAACTCAATAGAGCATTGTGGGATATAGCTGTATCGAAAGTCAATACGAATAACCTTTAATCAGGAGTATTAAAATGCTTGAATGTGACGCTTGCAACGGAGAATCAGACACCTGTAAAGAATGCTGTCCGCATGATTGGGATGATCATAGTTGTCTTAATTGCGGTGAGGAGCGGGATTACGGGTTTGAAATTGATATGGCAGAATATTCAATTGACACGGAAAGGTGATTAACATGGGTTACACGCATTACTGGACATTTAAAAAACCTGCTAAGGGGAAAGCTGATGAGACTGAAGCACTATATCAAAAAGCTATTAAGGACATTGCATCAATTGCATTACACTGGAATGCAACATGTATATTTGATTCGGATAGGTTGAGCGGATATACGGCGCATGTTAAATCTAATAAATATGGGGGAGTTAAAATCAACGGGAAAAAAGAAAATGCGCATGAAGATTTTATATTAAGAGAACACTATAAGGAAAATTTAGAGGGGAGTAATGGTATAGGCGGATACCACAATCCAATGCATTTCTGTAAAACAGCCCAAAAACCCTATGATGATGTAATAGTCGCATCCTTAATTGTTCTTAAACATTATTTAGGTGATTTAATTGAAGTCTCTTCGGATGGACGGTTTGAAGATTGGGAGAATGGATTGCAATTAGCTAAACGTGTTCTTAAACGGCGGTTACTAAAAATACCGCTTGAAAAACCTAAATTATGCTGCAAATCATGTAATAGGGAGTTATAAAATGAAAATGGCCGCTGCAAGCTGGTATACAACCAGACAAAAATCTAAACAGACAGCACCTAGTGGAGAGTTATTAAACTTCATTCGGATGCTGCGGTTAAACGGATTTACTCCTTATGATATAGCTGCGGAGACTGGAATACGGTACCAAACTATAAGCAAGTATACCTATAACTGGTCTCAATGGTTTTTGGAGAATTTGAAAGGAAAATAAGCTTATGAGTAAACATTTTAAATTTACAGGAAAAACTTTAATTAAATTTGGAATTACTTTAAATCAAATTGAAGCAACTATAGATTTGCCGAAACATGGTGTTAAAAA